GAGATCATTAACTATAGCTACATCAGTGGTAACACGCTGTCTAATTGTTTCCGTGCACAACAGAATACAACTGCTGCATCACATACTTCTGGGGCGGCTGTTTACTGGGCTCAGCTACCTGCGATAACGGTTTGGCCGACTCCTGACGCTGCTACTACCTACGTATTTGCTTATTGGAGACTTCGCCGTACTCAAGATGCTGGCGGTGGTGTCAACATCATGGACGTGCCGTTTAGGTTCATTCCATGCTTAGCTGCTGGGTTGGCGTACTACATTGCGATGAAACTCCCAGAAGGTGCGCAGCGTTTAGTTTTGTTAAAGCAGCAGTATGACGAGGCTTGGGAGCTTGCTGCGTCTGAAGATCGAGAGAAGGCTGCGCTGAGGCTTGTACCCCGTCAGCAGTTTATCGGGAGCACTATTTAATGGGTCAGCGTTTTGCCTCTGGTAAGAACGCAATTGCGCAATGTGATCGCTGTGATCAGCGGTTCAAGTTGAAGTTGCTTCGTAAAGAGATTATTAAGACTAAGAACTATAATCTGTTGGTCTGTCCTGAATGTTGGGATCCTGATCAGCCTCAGTTACAGCTTGGTATGTATCCAGTGGACGATCCGCAGGCGTTGCGTGATCCACGTCCCGATCGAAGCTATTATGTGTCTGGTCCGAGTGGGCTTCAGATTCTACAAACCCCCAGCACATCTATTCTGGGGCAAGGTACTTTAGAGGGCGGTAGTAGAGTATTTCAGTGGGGTTGGAACCCTGTTGGAGGCGCCCGAGCAGATGACAACGGACTTACGCCAAATTACTTGGTTTTAAACGTTGCTCTTGGTACAGTTACGGTAGTAACGACATAAGGAGTCGGATATGAAAGACGAAGTAAAGAAAGCCGTGCACAAGCATGAAAAGGCTATGCATCCTGGCAAACCTATGACCAAACTTCGTGCTGGCGGCAAAACTAACGCCGACATGCTCAAGTACGGACGCAATATGGCAAAGGTTATGAACCAACGCCACACCGGTCGTGGAGGCTAATATGGCGCTTTACAAAACACCTAAGTATCAGCCGATGGAAGAGGCTGGTCTTTCAAACAATAAGCAGTACATGCGTGAGGCTAACGTTTCTGTAGCTAACAACCACAGTAACGATTACAAACCACCAAAGACCAGCGGAATTAAGATTCGCGGTACGGGTGCTGCTACTAAAGGTTTGATGGCTAGAGGTCCGATGGCATGAATTACACCGATCTCAGTTCTGCTATCCAAGCGTATACGGAGAATACAAGCACAGCTTTTGTTGCTGAGATTCCCACGTTTGTTCAGCAGGCTGAGCAGCGAATTTATAACACCGTACAGTTCCCGTCGCTTCGTAAGAATGTGACAGGGGTCACCAATGCTTATTCTGGAGCTGGAGCGGGGTTGAGGGCTATGTACTTGTCCTGCCCCGGTGACTTCTTGTCGGTGTATTCGCTAGCGGTTATAGATGCAACGGGGTCCTATGAGTACCTGCTGAATAAAGACGTTAACTTTATCCGGCAAGCGTATCCTAGCCCCGCTGATACTGGGATTCCCAAGTACTACGCTTTGTTTGGTCCTACGACTACAAACGATCCTACTCCAGCAATTACTAACGAGTTGTCTTTCATTCTGGGTCCTACGCCTGATAGTAATTACACGGTTGAGTTGCACTATTACTATTACCCAGAGTCCATCGTTACTGCTAATACTTCTTGGCTTGGCGATAATTTTGATTCGGTGCTTTTGTACGGCTCGCTTGTTGAGGCTTACACCTACATGAAAGGTGAGCCCGATATGTTGCAGCTATACAATCAAAAGTATATGGAAGCACTTGGCATGGCTAAACGTCTTGGTGATGGGCTTGAGCGTAGTGATGCTTATCGTAGTGGGCAGTTTAGGCAGGCTCCGCTACCGCAAAATAGAGGGGTGTCGTAATGGCTTTTACAGGTAATTTTTCCTGTAATACGCTTCGTGCTGGTTTGTTGAACGGCACGATTAACTTTTCTACGGACACTTTTTATTTAGCACTGTACACAAATGCTGCTACGCTTACTCAAACTACAAGTGAGTACACGACTGAAGGCGAAGCATCCGGTGGTAATTATGCTCCTGGTGGACAAGTTGTCACCGCTACTATATCTTCACAAACTACAGCTAGCGGAAGTATTAGCTACGTTAATTTTTCTTCTCCCAATTGGACGGGAGTTATTACGGCTCGTGGAGCGTTGATTTATACCCCTGGAGCTAACGGTGCGGTATGTGTTTTGGACTTTGGGTCTGATAAGACTTCGGTCTCTACGTTTACTGTGCAGATGCCCGTCAATTCTAGTTCGTCTGCACTAATTCGTCTTGTTTAGGAGTAATCATGTTGAAAGACAAAGTAAGCCCTACCGACACCGTTGCTGCTTCGTTGAGTGCAAAGGTTGATTCCTTTGAAGGAATGAGTGCGGGAGGTGTGTTTCGCGTCCAATGTTTTGATAAGGACGGTGTTCTTAAGTGGGAAGACCTTACTCACAATCTTGTGGTCAACGAAGGACTGCAAAATATGAACACTCAGTACTTCAAAGGGGCTACCTACAGCGCACAGTTTTATTTAGGTTTGATTACCGGTCCTGGCGCGGGCGTTGTTTTAGCTGCCGCTGACACACTTGCGTCAAAAGCATGGACCGAGTTTACGAACTATTCCGGCGCTCGTAAGCCGGTTACTTTTGGTACAGCCACTACTGCTGATCCATCAGTTATTAACAACTCTGCTGTTCCTTCCCAATTTAGTATTACTGGGGCTGGCGGTGTTGTTGGTGGTGCGTTTTTATGTACCGTGCCTAGTGGTACATCAGGTATTCTTTTTTCTGAAAACACGTTTAACTCTCCTGGAGATCGTACTGTCGTGTCGGGTGACACGTTAAATGTCACTTACGAATTCAGCTTGAATGCTGTCTAAAGGTACATTTTGTGTTTGGGTTCTCGCCTTTTGCAGCAACACCCTTTGCTACGGCAGGGGCGGGAGTTCTTTTTGACTCTAGTTTTTCTGATTCTGCTACTGCTGAATCCTCAGCTTCTGCATTGGTGGCATTTCTTAGTGCTGTTTCTAATACTGTGGATGTATCAGATTCAGCTACCGTAGAACCATCCATATTCAATGCGGATGTTTCTGAAACAACAGAAGCCCAAAGCTCCGACGCTGCATTCGCTACGTTCTTAGCTTCTTTATCCGACCAAGCAGAAGCCTCCGAGTCTGTATCAGTTTTAGTTGATTTTGCTTCTCAAATTACTGAAGCTACTACTGCCGAAACCGCAGCTTCTGCCGTAGCTTTATTTGCCTCGACTATATCGGAGACAGGTTTAGTATCCGATGCCGTTTCAGCGTTGGTTAACTTCTTAACGTCTGTTTCGGAAACGGCAGATGCTTCTGACTCTTTAACCGCTACCATAACGTACTTCGCATTTATAAGCGAAGTAGCTGACGCATCGGAATCTGTTGCTTCATTCGTTGATTTTTATGCGGCCATATCCGAGGCAGCGGAAATTAGTGGTTCTTCTACGGTAGCCCCTTCAACATTTAATGTAGCTGTATCAAACACCGCAACAGCTACGGATTCTGTTTTAGCTGTAGCAACTTTCCTTGCAAACGTGTCTGAAAATGTTTTAGCGGTGGATGCTATAGCAGCACGTTTGTTGTGGGAGGTTATTAACGATTATCAAAATACCGCTTGGGGAAATATAAACACTGCGCAAGCAACTACCTGGGGGAATATCAACACCGCACAGTCCACAACGTGGTCAAATGTAAAAACGCAATCGTGAGACGGATATGGCGCTTGTTGTAAAAGACAGAGTAAAAGAAGTAACGACTACCGTAGGCACGTCTGATTTCACGTTAGGCGGCGCGGTTCTTGGTTATCAATCTTTTAGTGTTATCGGTAACACTAACCAAACTTATTATTCGTGTACTGATCCAGCCACAGGTGATTGGGAAGTTGGTATTGGCACGTATTCCACAACTGGCCCCACGTTAACTAGAGACACGGTTCTTGAATCAAGTAACTCCGGTAGCAAAGTTTCTTTCGCTGCTGGGTCTAAAGATATTTTCTGTACATATCCCGCTGAACGATCTGTTTATCTTGATACGGCGGGTTCAGCAGTTACGGTTCTCGATGTCGGTACGCTGGGCACTAGCACAGCAAACATTACTACGGCGAATATAACGTCAGGTACTGTTTCTACAACGCCGACTAGCAGCACCGACATCGCTAATAAAACCTACGTCGATAATTTAGTTGCTTCTGGCACTAGCTACCATACACCTGTTAAGTACGAAGTTCCCAATACGACAGGTAACCTAAATGCACTTTACAACAATGGTACGGGTGGGGTTGGCGCAACACTAACTAATAACGGGACACTTGTTGCGTTTGCTCCTGATGGACCGACGGCATCTCCTGGTGATCGTATTCTTGTTTATAACCAGACCAACGCTTATGAAAATGGTGTTTATACGGTTACTACAGTTGGCAGCGGGTCAGTTGCTTGGGTGCTTACTCGCGCTACGGATGCCGATAGTTATGGAGTAAAAGATCCTGATGCGCTTGGTAACGGAGATGCTTTCTTTGTTACATCGGGTGACACTGGGGCTGGCGAAACATACATTTGCAATACGGTAGGGACTATTACGTTTGGCACGACTGCCATTACGTTTGCTCAGATATCTGCTGCTCAAGTTTATACCGCTGGTACCGGCATTAGCTTTTCCCCCTCAACGACGATTAACATTGCCAACACAGGTGTAACAGCTACAACGTATGGTTCTGCGTCTCAAGTTCCTGTGTTTGCGGTTAATGCTCAAGGGCAATTGACAAGTGTCACTAATACTTCCATAGCTATAGCTGCTGGTGCCGTGTCTGGTTTAGCGGCTTCGGCCACAACGGATACCACAAACGCTTCTAATATTTCTTCTGGCACTTTACCTACGGGCCGTCTTACTGGTTCTTATACCGGTATTACTGGAGTAGGTACGCTTACTGCTGGTACTTGGAATGCTAGTACGATTGGGGTTACTTACGGTGGTACAGGTTTTAGTTCGTACACAGTAGGTGATCTTTTATACGCCGACACCTCGTCTACGTTAGCTAAACTAGCCGATGTTGCATACGGAAGCGTTCTTCTTTCGGGTGGTGTAGGCACGGCACCCTCTTATGGGAAAGTTAGCCTCACTGCTCATGTGACCGGTACTCTAGCGGTTGTAAACGGAGGTACAGGGGCTACAACACTTACTGGTTATGTGTATGCGAACGGTACAGGAGCTAT